CCCCTAGGTCTATCCGCCTAGTATTATCTCGCGGCTACACAATTGAGTACTTGTCTTCAATCTTCGCCAAATACTGAACTAATCCAGTAGATAGTTTTGAACGGGCTATCTTATCAGCAGTTAAACTCCAATAAGCTCTCTGATACTCATCCTTACTATTGATTAATTCTTTCATTCCCAAAGGAAACGAAATTTCATAAGCTCTAATAAGCAGCATTATTTCATACTTGACTTTAGAATCGAAAGTTCCTTCTTTGATACTTTTATTGTAATCTCTGAATCTTTCTGGAGCTAGTAGCTTGGATAGTAATATCAGTGGTTCCCTGTAAACTCCTGTTCTCATCCAAGTTCTTGAAAGGAACTGAACAGGTGCACCCCTATGACTTTTAGTGCACTTATCTGGATGACAGGTTATTCCATAGTTCCTACTTAGGAAATCACCTAATTCATGCATATCTAATTCATCATTCGTGAAGATTACATTATCATCTCCCATGATCATCATCTCAAAGTCATAATCCTTATACTGTTTTGCGTATAGATATGATAGTATCATTAATCTGTTAGCAATTGAATCAATAATCTGTGTAAACATACTACCGCTAGGTACGCCCTTCTTAGCGTATCTTAAATTGCCCTTACCATCAATGAATACTTTATGAATGAAATCATTCACCATGATCTTGAATAATTCCTCATCCACATGTTTAAAACATGCTCTAACTATATCAAAACTCTCCCAAATCAACCAACTTGGTATGGACTGATCATAATGAGAGTAATCAATAGTTACAGAGTGGGAGTATATGTTTGACCACTTATTTAGTATTTTACTAATCTGTGCATCATTCTTTCCTCCTGCATACCAATCTTCACCAGACATAATCTTCTGGACTGGTTTCGCCCACTTTGTTTCGATTAATATTTGTTCAATATCAATCATACTCACTAATCTCGTCTTTGATTTAAATTCTTTAATATTTAAAGAACCATCATCATGATACTTAAGACTAGCTTGGGTACGGGTACCAATAAGTATTGGTCTATTTATAGATCCACACTTACGAGCACTCTTAATAGTATCGTTAAGAGTAGATAGCATGCCTCCAGTTAGATACTGACCTTTCTTCTTCTTACCAGTTAGAATCATGGAGAATCCAGCGTGCGTATCCAACTTTGGCAGAGCGTCTTTTATATCAGTTTCCTGTCTATAAGAGAGCTCAGATAATGACATAGATTGAGCCCATGTCATTAAATTAGCCTTCGCTTTCTGAAAATACTCATTATAAGTAAATTTAGAAACCTCAGGTTTAAGAAATTCTTGTAATTGGGTTTCGATCATACTATACTGGTATTGTGATTGATTCCAACCCATCCTTCTTAGAATGTTGATGTACTTAGACATCCACCTTCTATCTTTAGCGTTCTCTAGTAAGTACGCTTGCATGTGTTTGTCCCAATGTTTTGGATCCTTATCCTTAGAGAGTTGTCCGATATAGGATTTAGCTCTCTTACTTTGGTCAGGCTCCAAACCACTCATTATTCTCTTAGCCTCGGCTAACCTCATGAACAATCCCTCCTTAGGATATCGAGAATGTTAGTTTCCTAAAACAAAGAAACTAATAACTAACCTGATTAATCTTTGATATTAAATCAAT